ATCCGTCAACCGTATCCGCTGTTACGTTTGTCAAAGTTCCAGATGTTGAAGTCCAGCTTTCTCCTGCTACTGCCTCTTCGAAAGACGGGTTAAGTAATTTATTCTGAGAGCCGCCATTTGCCACGGGTAAAATTCCGCTAACTTCACTGGCAAGATTTACTCCCGATGCTGAAACAAAAGTTTTTGCGCCATCTGTTTTAATAAAATTAGAAGCCGTTAATCCGCTCATGGTCATGCCTGTAAAGGTTGGCGATGCTGCGGTGTGAATGTTTTGCGGAGTTGATAACGTGACGGCAACACTTGAACTCGATACTGTGATTTGATTTGCAGTTCCTAATATGTCAGAGTCGCTTAAAAGTCTTAACCAATTAGTAGACGAGCCGGCGTCATTTTTCCAAAATAAACCTTGATCTCCAGTTAGTAAACTTCCCTTACTGGCAGACCTTGCGGAAGCCTTAGGGCTAACATTCTCAGTATCTACTGAGAGCGTGGTTTTAAATAGTAATCCCTTTTGGTAAGTCTCTACCCGAGTGCCCTTTGGCCACACTGGAGAGGGAGGTAGGGAATAACCTACTCTTGCAATTAGAAATAAAAATAAAATAAAATATTTTTTCATATTAAGCCTCGATATATTTATTAATAGTTAAGTAACCTTCATTTAAAGTGTCGTCCCCTGTGGCCAATTTCATACTAAGTCGGGTGCCTGCAACAACGTCTACGTCTATGTCTCCGCCCCCTGCGAAAAAGAATCCCAATAAAACTTCGGAAGAAGCCGCTCCGGTATAAACTCCCACCTTAGAGCCACTGGTAAGAAACCCAGATAACTTTTTCATCCCCACTGCGGTGGAAGCATCTAGCAGAGTGAAAGCCGCTGCGGTTATATTGTTGGCCGTTAAATCTACTAAGTAAGATCCGTTAACTTTTAGTGGTATCATATCAAATCTCCTCCAAATTGCTGCCCCTGTAGAGGCATCAACGCATATATAAGAATATTTTGTAACTGTGTTCACCCACAAACTTCCCACTGCGTATCCAGCAGTGTTATCGCTGCCCACTACAGGGGCCGTGGTGGCGGCGAAATTTCCCTTTTTAATATTGGTGGCAAGTACTTGCCCCAGTACGGTAACGTCGTCGGCGATAGTTACTTTATCCACTGGAGTGGCACTGCCGACATTTGTATTTTTAATTTTTAAAGTGGTTCCCTGAAGTGATCCAGTTATATTCTGGGAGGCGGAAGCGACAATAGAGGCAGTGTTAACTTCCACTCCTCCGCTAGTTCTGGCGTTAAAGTCAATCTCCCCGAGAGTATCTCCTGATTGAGTTTGTCCAGATCCGGCCATACGCTTTTTAAATAATTCAATTACTGGCCCCACGGCACTGTCGCTATTTTTAAATATTCTCAGAAGCCCTTCGGTTTCTGAAAGAACTACCGTTCCAGTAGTTAAATTAATAGTAAAGATAACAATGTCCTGAGTACCGTCGTACATTACATAGTCCCAAGTAGTTGGGTCGTTAGTAATGTCCACCCAATAGCCGCCGGCCTGTAGGTTTGCGGGCCTTGATGAGCCAGACAATCCTGATACCATGGCATCCTTGTAGTCGTTCAACAGGGTGGCCAAAGCGTTTCCAGAAGTGGTCGAAGGGATTATTGCGTTCCATATATCTTGACTCATATTTTAGTCTCCTAAAGTTAAACTACTACAGTATTTCTTCTTCCAAATCCCTTTACGGCCACGTCAAACTGTCTACTAACTACTGTGTTTGTACTATCGTAAAAGGTTATATCGAATCCGTTAAGTGTTTTATTTAGTAATTGGTAGTAGTCTCCAGTTTCCGAATCATCTACCGTTATTTGGATATTGGGCGTGGCCCCGGGACCTTTGAAAGGGAATCCATAGGTCAGGGAGTAAGCCCCCACTCCAGAGACTAAGTTGTTATAGTGGTCGGTTCTATCCGGCATATCTGCACTAATACTCCCGTTAAACACTCGGGGGGTTACGTTTATATTGGTGCTCACCAACTTCAATCGAAACTGGAACACTCTTCCCGTGTAGTCACCTATTGTAAATTTTTTCCACGGTGTGAACAGGTCAGCATTACCTTCACTAATCCTTATGATTGAGTTCATATCCGGCCACTCACTAATAACATTATAGGCGTTGGTGTACCTAACTTGAGTCTCCACATCCCACGCACTAGAAAGGGCGTTGGTTAGGGAGAGTACGTCATCGAGACTAAGCCAATTGCTCATAAGGTCATTAGGAGTATATCCCTCCGCTTCAATCCTAGATTGTAATCGCACAGTATAAATATCACCTAAGTCCAATAAATTTTGGTAATAATAATAACCTTCAGCGTGGTATTGCACCGCTGCTGGAACTCCACTCACTGACTCTTGTAAGAGTAAAGATACTCCATCACTGGACACTCTATCTCTATCTCCGCCGAGAGTCGGGAAGTCGTCAATTATCTCCACTACATTTAAATTAAATAGTCCTGGTATGGAGGTGTATGCCTGGGCAGGGCTTGCGGATTCGTTGCCGTTAAAGTCCACCGCCTTGATGAAATAGGTTCCAGTTCTCGATTGAGTAAACGCCATGGAAAGATTTCTATCCACGATCATTAAGGGAATACTCCTCTCCCAAATATCATCTAGCACAGGGCTAAATCTAATCACGTAGTGGTTACAATCTGCATCTATGATTTGTTTCCATTCTAGTTGGATAGTTTCGTTAGTAATATTTAAATAAAGGTGTTCCACATTACTAGGTCTGGCAATTTTTTTCTCTGGAGTGGCGGCTACAAATCCCACTTCTCCCAGTGCCAATTTATTTCCGTTAATCGAAACGGCCAAGACTTTAAATTTGTGCTCCACTCCTAAATTGGCGCTATTCACATCGTAGGTGTATTGACTCAACTTAGTAGATGCGGCCAAGTCGTATCCGTTTCCGTCATCAACATAAATTTCAAACGAGTCGTAAGCCGGGCCTGTAGTTGGAACGTCCCAATCTATTTTTACATAGTGTTGATATTCCCTACTCACTACTCTCCAAGAATTTTCAATTACAGAGAGGAAGTTTACTTCTCCTGGGGCAGACAGCTTGGGGTCAATTTGGGGGAGTAAGTTAGGTTCGTAATCAGGAAAATCCCCAGTGCTTTCATAGGCGAAAATTCCGTCTGCCTTCTCTATTAGGTCTAAGGTGGCAGATAGGTCATCGTTGGGGGTGATAGATTTAACTAAACAATCTAAAGTTATTTGCCCCACTATGCCGATGATAATTAAATCCCCCACGGCGGGTACGGCCCCAGCTACGGTAAAGGTATTTGAATTAACTACCGTTAAAGTGGAAGTCGTAATTATCCCTGCGGGTGATCTGTAGGTGTACCCGTAACTGTAAGGCCCTGTCTCTAGGGCATCATCTATAGTTATAGTAGTCCCCACAACCGTACTAACCCTAGCGGGGGTGCCGCCAACTCTCATAACATCTTGGGTTATTTTAACATAATCCCCACGGGTGCAAACTAAGTGTTCGAAGTCCACCTTGATCTGTATTTGTTCCAGTCTTAGTGTGCTTTGAGCAATCCAGTATCTTCCGTGTCTCCACGCTTGCTCTACGTTGGTAGTGGCAAAGCAATTTATGTCTTCTATTTTATCGGAGTTGTTATAGTCACGCCCGTTTTGATAAACCACTACTTCTTTTAATTGCCACGAGGATGCGGGGTCAGAGTACTTGGCCCTTAGGGCGTGGATAGGCTCCATGTAAACCCTAGCAGATCCGAATCCCCACGAATTTCTGGGGGTGAATATTTGCACAGGTACAGTTTTTAATTTATCTACTAGAACTCCATAAAGCCCGTCTACAACATTTAAATTTGCCTGAGAGGCGCTGGACACTGCCTGTAATGCGGAGTGGAGAGTGGCGTTAAAATCTAGAATAAAATTACAAGAAAATCTTGGGAATAAGTTAATACTATTAACCCCCGGCGCGGTTGGAACTTCGTCACAGAACTCCGCCCACTCTACAAGAGTTGGCATGTGTAGTCTGGACTTATCTATTGCCCTTTTGTTCACTTCGTTAGTCATTAAGTCGCAGAAAACCCAAGCGGGGTTACTAGAAAATTGTTTAGACCAAGTTTGGGTAGTATCGTCGTAAACATCCAGCACACTTGTAACCACCCCCGAGAGGCTATCTAAAGATCCGTTTAATTGGTTAGTGGCGCGAATTCTAAGCTCTATGAATAAATGTCTCTTCTTAGTTAAAATAGGGAGTCTGTCAAACCTGGAAGAAATACTAATGAAAGTGAGGGCATCTTTGTCGCCTACCGAAAAGGGATGGTCTGAAGCTGCTAGTACCCGAGTAACCCTAACTTTATATTCGGCTATTTCGGTAGGTGTGAAGCGGAAGGTAGAGTAAACAGCAGAGGTATCATTCCTGTAAATTCTGGCCCTGCCGGGGCTAGTCCTACTAACGTAGAAATATGTCGAGGGGTTGGAAGCACTCTGGGAGTATTGGGTAAGTGTTAGAATTCCTTCGTACCAAAATTCATCCTTGGTATAGTTAAGTAACTCTAAATAAGGTAGGCCTGCGTCTAGGTTATACCTAGAGTAACCTCCTCCAATAGATGCGACTGAAACCACATTAGCTAGTCTAGTCCCATTACTGTAGTAGATAGTTTCACTTACGTTGGCCCAACCATCTAAAGCATCTAGGTATGTCCGCCCTGCGGGCATGTAAATGTTCCCCGTGGTTGTAACGGACTTAACTCCAGTTTGACCGTGTATTCTACGGTTAATTTGGGTTACAATTGAAGGGTCGCTTAGGGCATAGTTACTCCCCGAAATACCAACTACGGTCCCCCAAACGAAGTCGTACAACTCACTCCCGCCAATTGCTCTAGACGTATCTACATAGTTTGAGTCGGACCACGACCTCCAAACATTCTCGCTGGCCTTGGAGAAGTAAATCTCTAGGTCTATGTACCTTCCTTGCTGGCCGGCATCGGGGGAGTATCTAACTAACCCCTCTGGGCATACGAAATCTAAAACTATTTCTTGCTTAGAGCCGTTAACTAAAGGGGATGCGTTTCTAATAATTTGATATTCTGCCTCTAGTGCTCCGTCATTTCTGTTTTTATTTATTACGCCATTGAAAACCTCTTGCTCCACTTCTCCCTTATATAAAGTAAAAGAATTGTGGGTAACGTCATCCCACACGCCCTCACTAACTAGAGGTTTATTTAAATCTACCAATCTGTATGTAACATCTTGGTACTCAGTAATGGGAGTTTCCCCGATTTTAAGTGATGCCACCGACGCAGGGCCGAACCCAAAATCGTAAATGGCGGTGAAGTATTGAATTAGTTTCCCGTCCACAGGATTAGTTTCTATATCTGTGTACGGGGCGGCGGCCACATTCGGGAACATCTTAAAATTTCCGTAAACTTTTGGAACAAACCCGTATTTGTTTACGGAATTATTTTGACTTTCAAGGGTGAACATTTGCGAGCGGGCATAACCGTTTGAGTCACTACCTGAACCTAAATCCGCTTGTCCAAAATCAGGTTTATTGACCAAACTAAGAGTGGTGTACACCGCGGTGAATACTAGGGCGGCAGCGGGGAGGCCCACTCCAGGGATGAATGAAACTGCAACGGCGGCAGCGAGAGCTACTACGAAGTTGAACGTCCCCCTCCCGCCTCCAGTTCCCTTCAGTAGGGGGTGGATGAGTATGTCGTCCGACTCTCTAACTTCCACAGCACTCCAGAAGTCTTTATCCACCTGATGGCCATTTACAATCACCCCAATTATTCCTAGGGTGTTTTCGTCGGTAGGTATTTTATTTTCTTCCAGTACGCCCTTAACTAAAACGTCTACTGTTTTACCTAGGTAATTAGTATTTTCAATTTCTTTAACTCCGCCGTTCAAGGCGAAGAATTTAAATTTAATTTTACTCACAATGACAACCCCTCAACTCTATAAGCCCCCATAGCATGTAACCCGTTCTTAGCCGTTAGATTTTCTATACAGCTATCCCGCCCCTCTCTGGAGTGAAGGTATTTACCTTTTCCTAGATATACACCTACGTGAGACTCCACCCCGTGAACCTTAAAGGTTATCATATCCCCGAAAACTATCTTGGTTAAACAAATTTTTTTAAATTCTTTTTCTTTTTCTTTTATTATCTTTTCTCTTTCTTCCACTGAGGAGGTGGGAACTTCGTAGTAGGTTTTAAGTTCGTACTTGTAGATAATCTTGTAGAACTCTTTCACTAATCCCCAACAATCTAAAAGCTCATAGGGCACGCCTACTAAATGGGCGTAATCTTTTTCTTTCATTAGAATAACCCGGGGTAGAGATCGGTGCCGTATTTTTCACTAGTCATTTCTGTATTTAAAAAGTCGTCCATAAATAGTGTGGCGCGGATTGAATTTTTATCGTAGGAAATACTTCTTATTTTTAACTCATCATAAGAGACTTGCACTACGTTTGGTAAGCTGGCCAAGATCAACTCTACCTTGACACTCATAGGAGTGGTGACGGCCCTAAGCTCATCTACGAGTTCTAGGGATACGTTATCTAAGGTTAGTTCCGCCTCTCTTCTAGCGTCTTCCGTATCCTTGGGGGGAGTCATTTTAAAGGGGATGGCAACGTAGGTGTCACCTCTAGAAACAATATTTACAATATCGTTTACTAGCCTAACCGTAGCGATACTCGGGTGAGTTATGGTAAGTAAGGTTAGTAGTGGGTCGTCACTTACTTGACCGTAAAATTGGGCCATTAATTGCGCTGATATTTGATTGCTCATAATTCCTTAAGTTGGTATTTCTTCCCACGTCATAGAAATGGCAAAGGTTTCCCCTCCCACGTAGTCGGTTTCTGGAGGTGCTTTAAATCTATAAACTTTAGTAGCTTCTGTTATAGGGTCTACAAAATTAAAACTAAGTACTCCTCCGGCCAGAGTGGTATCGTAGAAAGTTTCGAAGTCATTAAATTGACTTTGAGTAACCCAAATACTTACCCTTAATTCGTTAATCCCTTTTGTGTATCTTCGGCGAACTTTAGCTATACCTACTTCCATTTCAGTACGTAGGAGGGTGTCACCTTTCTTTCGTGAGAAACCCGATTCATTTATTTTTGCCTGTAAGGTGCTCGGCCAAGTTTGTGGCATGGTTAATTTCCTTTTCTTCTCAACCCGTAGGTGTCTGAGAATTGTTTATCGTAAGTCCCACTAGCTATTCCCTTTTTTACGGAGCTAGTTATTAATACTTCTATGACTTTATCTCCGCCCTCATTTTGAGTTTCTTTTGTTTCTATACTTGCGCCTGATTGGTTGATGATATTAACAGTTGTATTTCCGCTGGACATTACACCTAACCCACCGTCGCCCATTCTCTTAAGGGGTAGAATCCCTTCCGCTCCGGCCTCTCCCATTAATCCAGTTCCGCCGGCCCCGCCATTGGCGAAGTAAGTAGGAGTGTTCACCACTCCCCCACGGGCAAATTTTTGTAGTTCCCCTCCAGCATAAACCCCACCGTCGGCTTTAGGGATGGCGGTGGCGGCGGCTCCGGCGGCGGGGGCGGCTTCTCCTAACCCTAAAGCCCGCAGGATTCCCCCTAGAATTACAGTTCTAATAATCATTCTATTAATATCGTCAATTATAGACTGGGAGAATTTAGCAAAGTTAAACTCGCCAGTTTTAGTGAATTCAAAAATGGCATCTTCCAAATGGCCAAACGCTTTATCCACGGTGGACGCAACGCCCTGAGCTAAAGTACCCACTCGTTTCAAGTAGGATTCTGCCCCGGCGGCAAATGTATTCGAAGAAACTGTGTTGCTAATTTCTAATAGTTTTCTGTTATACTCCTCCGCAGAGATAGTTAACCTGGCGTAGTCATCTTCTAATTGTCGTAACTTGAGGTTGGCCAAAGCTTTCTCAAATTCTTCTGCGCTTTGCTTAGTAGTATCAAACTCCCTCCTCAAACCTTCCACCTCTAATTTCTGGAGTTCCTCATGGAATTTTCTAGCGGAAATAGTTCCGCCTTTGAGTCTATCGCCCAGGCTTTGTACTTCTAGCTTAGAGAGCTTCGCATTGTAGGCCTCTATTTTTATACCCCCGCCCTCGAAGGCCAGGTTCAAAGCAGTGATTTGTTCTTTTATAGTCCCTAATTTAGGGGCCGTGGTTGGGACTACAATCGTAGTATCCAATCCCGATTTCTTTGCTTCGAAAGCTGCTAACTTAGCATCGATTTCCTTCAGTGACTTATCTAACACGCCTATACTATCTCTCGCCCCCTCCGCTAAGTTCGTAAAGAAACCAAGCTTAATCCCATTGAGTTTTTGGAACACACCTATGGAGCTTATATAGACGCCTAAAACTGCTTTTACTATTTCTAGGCCCGCTACTCGGACTTTTAAAGAACTAGTCTCCCACGTCGCTGCCAAGTAACCGACCGCCCCAGCTAATAAACCTAATGCCGCTACATAGGGATTAATAATCAGGAAAGGGGCCAAAGCCAAAACGGCGGATTTCACCGCCACAACTAAGAGGGGTATTGTAGATGCGGCCAAGGCCGTGAGAACTCCTACAAGAATTGGAATGTTATTTAATAACACATCTATAGCTGCGGCGAAGCCTTTATTTAATCCCAAGGAACTATTCACCCCATCTACGGCAGATTTAAAAACATTAAGAGCGACTGTCATGGTTTGCCCAAAAGTAGGCCCCAGTTTTGCGGCCCCACTATTTATTCTTTCTTGATTGGCGGCCAATATTTCTAAAACTTTTGCAGTGGTGAAGTACCCCTTCTCTGCTAATTCTTGGATTGATTTTCCGGTTTTTTTGGCCACCTCTCCGAAGGCCTGAGTTAAAGTACTATTCCCTGCTATGATCGAATTTAATTCCTGACCTCTCAAAGTACCCCTAGACATTGCCTGCGTAAACTGTGTCAAAGCTCCGGCGGTTTCCTCGGCAGTAGAGCCTGATAACCTAAAAGAGTTAGCGAGAACTTCCGTAACTCCCAGTAGAGTTCCAGCACTAAGACCTACGTTTTTAGTAGAGGCGGCTAGACGAGAGTAGGTAGTGGACAATTCTACAATATCTTGTTTGGTGCTGGCCGCTATTTTTTGCAATTCAGAAAATACTATATTGGCGGTTTCTTGATCCCCAGTGAGGATTTTAATTCTATCCCCGACTAGCTGCATGGAGTCTGCAATACCTGTGAGGCTAGAAATTCCCACCCCTAAGAATGAGGCCCCTAAAACTGCGTTGAAGGCATTTTGAAAACTCTTTAATATGTTAGCAGTTTTTTCAGTGGACTTATTTAATCTCCCCATGGATTCGGCAATACGTTTTAACGCAGCAGAAGACTCACCCGCGTCCACCCTTACTACTATTTCTCGGATTTGTGTGTTTGGTGGCATTAGGCTTTGCTCCCTTTTCTTGCTTCTTAGAAGCGAAATCTATGTAGGTTTTATCCATCTCTCGAATCAAATAAATAAAATCCTCAAACTCACCTACATCGTAAATCTTAGAGTATTCGATTATTGAAGTAAATGGTATATAGCCCGTACCGCCCATTCCGCTAGGTCTACAAGTTCCTAACTCTCTAAAGGCTTCTAGGTACGCAGAAAATTCCTCCATACCTTTAGGCTCTTTATCTTCTTCTTTTATAAATCCCTGACCGAGTAATTTGTAGTAGTAACCATTGGAGAGACTCTCCCCCCAACGACTAGACCACTTTACATACCCGACTAGTAGTTTCCCAAGTCTTCCTTAAACGAACTAGTTAACTGGGCGTATTCGTAAACTGCCTTGAATAAGTCTGGCAATTTGCAGAATAGTTCTATGCAATCTTTCTTACTAAACTCTCTAATTTCACCTTCGATTTCGATTCCTTTCCAACCAATAACACTCGCGTCTACAAACACTTCCGAAAGAATTTTCGCTTGTTTCTCCTCAGGTAGTGAATCGTTTTCAATTAGTCTTGCGAATGGTTTATACTTAAGGGCCAAGGCATGTTTAACGGCAGTGGAGTTCTTTCCACCAAATCTTTTTACTAGAAATCCGGCGGTATCTGTAACCATAAACCAAATCCCCTCAACCTCTGCCTTCTCATCCGTCTTAAAAAAAACATCTAAATTTGACTTCACAGAAACCCCTTTAACACACGTTAATTAATAAAAAATAAGGGCCGAATACTCGGCCCTTTAGGTATCTTGTGTGTGTTGGAAATTCTATCTATTAAGATCTCATAATGTAAAGAGTAGATTCTCCCGCTGCTCCTACTTTCCCTACTCCGGCCATAGATAAAACGATATCTTGATCGGCCCCTGCCACGCTTGGGTCTGGGAAAGAAAGTTGTAACGCTGGCATATAGACAGCATACCAACCGTCAGCATTTTTAACTTGGAATCCAATGGCCATAGGAGTTTGGTCTAATTTTTTAGCTAGTAATTCCCAGTTGGAATCTGCTAGGTAAGCGGAGATTGTTATTTCTAATCTAGCTGTACCACTTGAGTAAGCTACTGAAGTTAATTCTCCAATACAATTTTGTGGTGTCATGTTGTTATTCAAAGTAAAGTCTACTGCTTGAATACAGAACCCACTCTCAGATAAAACCCCAGATAAATCCGTCCCGATAAAAGGCATATCTACAGAGCCGTTCAAAGAATTGGTAGTGGCCGGAGCATCAACAGTTCTTAAGTTGGTAATCATTTCAATCGCGGCGTCTGCCTGGAGGTATTTAGTCCCGCTTAATCCGAACGAGCCTTTTAAAATTTCCCCGTATGCTACAGACAATTGCATCTGGTTAACTAACATACCTTTGTAAATTAAGGCCTTGGTAGTTAGATCTTCAAATTTCTTTTCGATTGAAAAAGATTTTTGAGTGGTGCCAATAGCAATTTTATCCGCCTTCTTAAAAGTAGTTCCTGTAGAAGCTGCATCGGTAGTCATTGTGTCCGGGCCTAGATATTTAATCACGGTGGTCGAAGTTACTTCTGCTACCATTACTTGCACGTTATTTTCTGCGCCTGTGAAACCTGCCAAAGTTAGAACATCCCCCACTACTATTCCGTCAGTGGTCCAGCTACCGCTTGCACGAGTAATAGTTTTAGTTGTGGCGTTAGTATCCATATCCACCGAAATTGCTACGTGAGTAGAAAAAGTCGAGTGCATAGCTGATTCAATCAATAGGTCTAAAGTGGTGTCTTTTGCTAATTCAAAAGCAATATCCCCACCTAGTGTAATCCCTGTTAGAACTTGGCCACTCGCCAATCTATCAGATCTAATTTGTTCTGATTCAGTAGTTTCTGGAGATCCAGATAAACTCTCTGAAACATATCTAACTGTTTTAAAATTACCCGCACCTGGAGTAGTACCTAAAACACTTTCAGTAATTAACGCCATTCGAACACGATTGCTTGAGCTAATAAAAACCTCCTGATAGGGAATACGTTATAAGTTTAAGTCTGATTCATATCCAATGTAAATACTTGCTGAGGTGTACTTTCCCTCAAAATTTAAAGTGGCACCGTCACTAAAATTAGGAGGTGAAACTTCTTCAATCCTAATACCTGAGATATTTCGTCCTCTAAATAAATTTCTACATATCTCCGCTCTTAGTAATATTTTGGAGGCCACTCCCACACGGGAAACGTCTACTATATTTAAAATAATCGTCCCCAACTCTCGATAGCATCCGGCGGAATTGTTGGCGTTAAGACTTGTCGTAGTTTCTGAATTACCTATGAATTGAATACCTATCCAATTCATTTGCCCCGTAACTCTATTGTGGGCAAGTAAGTCATTCAAGTGGTCGAACTCTCCGCTTAGGTCTACTAACTTCTCCAGAGGGAGGTTAGTCGTTATGAAAGATTTAATTGTATTTCTCACTATTAATGAACTCATAATATTCCTTTGTTCACGTCGCTGTCGGTTAATCCTATATCCTTCAAACTAATCAGTATAGTTGGGTAGAGGTAAGGTTTTCCCTTTAAGGCCCCGCCTTGGTAATGAGTTCCACCGGCACGTCCGGGGAGAGCGGCAGAGAAAGCGCCAATAGCGTCCCCAAATTTAAATTGGAAATAAATCCCAGAATTATATTTATATTTTCTTCTTATCTCTCTCGCGGCAAGTGTATAGGCCCCGTTGGCGAGAGTACTACTAAACTTGGCCCCGCCGTTTGCGCCTAATCTATCTTTCTTTTGAGTTTTCTTCCTGGGGCTTACCTTACCTAACCTAACCCCCAACCTCTCTAGTCTCGCAGCATAAGGGGCGAAATTTATAAATCTTATTCTATCTTGGTATTTAAAATTACTGTTTACTTTAAGCCACGCCTCAAATGAAGGTTTGCTAGTGGCCACTATAGATCCGTTGAAGGCCACCCAATTATATTTTTTGTAGGTGCCTGACACAACTCTAGTTCTCGATTCAATAGCATCGTAGGCGTCTAGTAAAAGTTTACTTGATTGAACTTGGGCAATAAATTGAATCTTACCCACTGGGCTAACTTGCTCTAGAGGCTTAGAGGCGGAGTTATCTACTACTAGTATAGGTTTTTTAGTAAACCCGTTTACCTGGGCTTCGCGTAGTGTTTGATCTGCGATTATTATTAAAGTTTCTTTTAAATGTTTGAATAGGGCTTCTAAAGTTACTTCCCCCGCTAGGTCGGAATTAATG